CAAGTATACTTGGACCATCAATGAACATTGTGCTGTTGTTTACACCAGCACAATGTTAATTGATGGTCCAAGTATACTTGAAGCCGGTGGCCAAACAGCAATATCAACTTCTTACAAGAAGTTTGGCTATTCCTCATTGGTATTTGATGGCAGTGGAGATTACCTAAAAGCCACCAAAGGCGATTGGGGTAATAGCAGTGATTTCACAGGCGATTTTACAATAGAAGCGTTCCTGAGATTTGTTGCATTGCCAAGCACTGGTAGTGGTGGATACTTTATGCTTTATAGCCCAGGTCCAGGCGGTGCCGCAACACCATATATATCTATGACTAATACTAGTATTCAAGTGGCATTGCCAGGAGACAAATATGGTGACTGGGCTATGAGCACGCCATCAACTAATACTTGGTATCACTTGGCTGTGGTTCGTAGTTCTGGAACTTATAAAGTCTATTGGGATGGAACAGAAAAAACATCATTCACCAATACCTATAACTGGACTCCTAGTGGAAGTGATCTAATGATCACTAACCCACACGTTTGGGGTCAGTTTATTGATAGCCGTGGTTCATTCAATGGTTATATGGATGAAATCCGTATTAGTAAGACAGCAAGATATACAGGTAACTTCACTCCAACAACCTCAGCATTTATCCGTGATGCAGATACATTACTATTGATACACGCTGATTCAATAAGCAATAGTGTATTTGTAGAAGGTAACTAAGGAGTTCTAGTGGCTGATATTGTCTATTATGTCAGTGGCTATGTTGCTGACAACTATTATACATATACCGCTGATGCTGGAGTAATCCTTGGGGATTACTTCACTGAAGGGTATTTTGTTGATGGCTATTTTATCAGCACAGGCTCCTATGCTACTTTATATTGTAATGCCATATCCTTTAGTATTAGATATGTAAATGCCTCAGCATCAATAAGTTCAGCATTTACACAATCAGTCACAGCAGGCAGTATTAAATCTGCCACTGCGTCAATGTCAAGTGCATTCACACAATCAGCACAGGGATATAGAACACGTGAAATAGTATTGCAGGCATTTAGCAATGGTGCATTGACAGCCTCAGTGGTAGTCAATGCAAGAGCATCAATAACTCTTACCACCATTGCCAATATTGCCGCACAGGCTGCGAGATTGAGAGGTATTACCTCATCACTGTCAGCCACAGCCGCGGTCAGTGCAGTTATATCAGCAACAAAGAACGCAAGTTCAACAGCATCAAGTCAGTTTACACAATCCCTAACACCAACACGCATTAGATCAGCAAAGATTGCTCTAGAGCCCTATTATCTAGAAGACTATATTCTAGAAGGCTACTATGAACAAGGTGGTGGTAGTGCTAGTCTTACAGCAAGTCTATCAGCAGTAAAATATGCCACTGCAAATATAGCATCAGCGTTTACACAAACTGCCAATGGTCAACTGACCATTAAAGGTAATGCCGCATTATCAACAGCATTCACAGTCAATGTCACTGCTAGAAAAACTGCAAGAACTAGTTCAAATATTGCCAGTGCATTTACCACGTCTATCACAGGCCGTAAGACTACAGGATATAGTTCTAGTCTTGCATCAGCATTCTTACAGTCTGCCACAGTGGCAAGAACTAGAGCAACTGGTTCAACTATTGCCAGTGCATTTGCACAGTCTGCCAGTATAGGTGTTATAAAATACGGCATAGTGACAGTTTCATCAGCATTTACACAAACTGCTATTGCTAAAAAAGTTACTTCAACTTCCATTACATTAGGTTCTGCAGTCACAGTCAATGTCACTGCTAGAAAGACTGTGGTAGTCACAGCCACATTCCCTAGCATAGCCACTGATGTCACTGTGGCAGTTAAAACAGCCACAAATACAGCCACTCTTGAACCAAGGTTTACAGTCACTGCCAGTTTTGGTGTTATTCGTCGTGCCACAAATGGTCCTAGAATCACTGGTTGGGCCATTGAACCTCAACAATGGGTGCAGTATGTAGACTCCAACATAGACAATGGTAATGGTGGTGGACTGGGTGCTGGTGCATTATTCAGTTTCTGGGCAAGAAAAGACAATACACAGCCCATTGGTGGAATATTTGTTTGGAACACATCAAGAAGTTTTGTAGGATCTAACGGATTGCCAGGTGGTAACTGGAACTACAATCAACAGTATTTCCAGATTGGCTATGATGACAATACCACATTGGCATTTGGTGCCTATGATGAAAGTGGCTCAGCAGGAAATGCCAATCTACAGGTGCAATGGACCAATGCAGTTCCCAATGACGCAAAGTGGCACCACTATTTGATCTATATCAAAGAATGGAATGTGGCCACTGGTGGACACCAGAGATTTGCCGCTTGGGTTGATGGCATTGCACAGGGTGAGAAAAATGCTGGTGGTTATTTCTATGGCCTGGCAGTGGGTTACAGCACCAATATTCAAATAGGTGGTGGACGCAGAAGCAGTGAGCCTAGAGCAAGAATGGATATGGCACAGTTCTTGATCGCACAGAGAAGCAGTTTCTATAACTCCACTACAGATCTCTATGATGTAGGCAGTTACTATGGTAGTAATGGATTTACCACTCCTAGTCTTGAAGGTCAAGTGGCCTATGCACCAGGCACTACCTCAGATACTCACATACAGGGTGTTTACAATGATTGGTATCAAACTGCCTATAATCCCAATCCATATCCACCAAGTCGCACAGGCGCATATGATTTTGATCCAAGATATGAAACAGTAGTCTCAGTCTCTGCAGGTGATGTTCCCGCACAGGGTTGGACAGCACAGGCTTCGCTATCCAGCAACTTTGTGACTGTGATTGCATCTGGTGCCGCATTATCATCAGCATTTACCATCACAGCGTCAGCAGTCAAATATAGAAATATCACTGCTACACTGACCTCTGTAGCCACACAGACTGCCACAGTGATCAAGTCTGCTAGACTGTCGTCATCATTATCATCAGCATTTACACAATCTGCCACTGCGACTAGAGTAAAATATGGCACAGCCACAGTGGCATCAGCAGCCACACTGACAGCCACAGCCCGCAAGGTCATTGTTACCACAGTAGCCATTACGTCAGCAGTGACTACTACGATCTCTGCTAGAAGATTGAGAGGTAGTGAAATACCTCTTGCTTCAGCATTCGCACAGTCAACCACAGCCACAAAAACACTGAGAAGCACAGCGGCTCTGCAGTCAGCATTCACACAGTCAGCATCAGCACAGAAACTGATTCGTGCCCAAGCGGCCTTGACCACTGTGGCAGCAATATCAACAGTTGCCACAAGAACTAGATCAACAGCAATAGCATTGAGTTCTACAGCCACTATTGTCTGCAGAATAGGACAGAAGAAAGACTTTGCAGTGGCTGTGACATCACGATTTACCACCACAGAGTCAGCAAACTATCGTGCTAACCATTCTGCGGCTATAACAGGTCGTTTCACTGTGGTCTCAAGAGCAGGAGTTCGCTATCAGGCAAGTGCTTATTTCACTGCCATAGTCACTGAAATCACAGTGGGTGATGTATTCAACATCCTACCAGAACTACAGATACAGGTGCCAGCAGAATCAAGAAGCAAGCGAGTTCTAGCAGAATCAAGAACATATACAGTGGAGCAGGCCACAAGAATCAAACGAGTCCTGCCAGAAAGTCGCATATTGACTATAGATCAAGAAAATCACTTAAATACAGTATTGTAAAAACAAGGACAAACTATGACTACCATCACAGGATACAAACAAGATAATGAAGGTGCTTGGATACCTAAGGACCCATCAGCAGTCCTGGTGTATTCAATGGATTGGACAGAATGGCTGGCCGCAGGTCAGACCATCACAGCAGTGACCTATACAGTTCAAACTCGTGCCAATGACCCAGCACCAGTGGTCAGAGTCAGCAGTGGCATTACGGCGGGCAACAAGATCACTTATGTTGAACTCAGTGGTGGACAAGTGGGCAAGATCTACACAGTCACAGCCGCTATTACCACAGATGACAGCAGTCAAGATCGCAGATATTTTAGAGTTAAAATAGAGAACCGCAGTCTATAATGACCCCTGAAGAAGCACTAGAACTAGGGCTTGAACCCAGTGATCCTAGCAAAGAACCCAGTGGTGAGCAGTTTACCATACTGCCCTACCAGGAGCCCCCACCTAGAGACCCTAGCAAGACAGGCAACAAGCCCAAGCAGTTGGTGGCAGTGGAAGTATTTGGCTATGAAGTGGGCAGAGGTAACCGTAAGAAGGTTGTGGCACCACAAGACGTCTACGAACTGGCAGCAATAGGCTGTAATGACAGTGAAATAGCCCGTTGGTTTGACATAGCAGAAAGCACCTTAAAATACAACTTTAGCGATATTCTAGCAAAGGGCCGTGAAGATGTCAAAATGTCATTGCGCCGTGCTATGTTAAAGAATGCCTTAGGTGGCAATGCAGTGATGCAGATATGGCTATCTAAGAACCTGTTGGGTATGAGCGACAATCCTAATAGTTCACAAGAAAATCAGCCTTTACCTTGGAATGAAGCAGAAGATGATGCTGACACCAGCCCAGAATAAAATAGCCAAAGATGCAACTAGATTTCGTGTCTGCGTAGCGGGACGAAGGTTTGGCAAAACACATCTGGCCATCCGTGAGTTATGCTATCACGCTAGACTGCCCAACAAGGATGTTTGGTATGTGAGTCCCTCATATAGACAATCAAAGAACATCACCTGGAAGAAACTCAAACATAGACTGCAAGACCTAAAATGGGCAGACAAAATAAATGAAACTGAACTTACCATCCATCTCAAAAATGGATCTACTATATCTCTTAAAGGCGCTGATAATCACGATAGTCTGCGTGGAGTTGGGCTGGACTTTATCGTATTGGATGAGTTCGCTGACATAGCACCAGACGCTTGGTTTGAAACACTACGCCCTACACTATCAGACAAGCAGGGCCGTGCTCTGTTTATTGGCACACCCAAGGGCATTGGCAACTGGGCCTATGAACTCTATCAGAATACCCTAGAAGATCCCCAACACTGGGCATCATATACTTTTACCACTATTGATGGTGGACAAGTTCCTGAAGAAGAAATACAACAGGCACGCAGAGACCTGGATGCTCGCACATTTAATCAAGAATACCTAGCAACCTTTGAAACCTTTGCAGGTCGTATCTACTATGGCTTTGACCGTGCTCACAATGTTGTGCCCATAAACATCTCAGATCCTAAAGGACCATTCAAAGACATCAAACAGCAGGTTCTCTACACTGGATGGGACTTTAACATAGATCCTATGAGTGTGGTCATAGCAGTTCGTTCAGGAGACAGTCTCTATGTCATTGATGAAATCCGTATGTTTTCTTCTAACACCCAAGAAGCAGTGGATGAAGTTAAAAGCAGATATCCAAGTGCTAAAATCTGGGCATATCCAGATCCAGCGGCACGACAAAGAAAAACATCAGCAGGTGGCTCTACTGACATCACCATCCTCCAAAACGCAGGATTTGTCGTAAAGGCACCACACAGCCATACACCAGTGCGAGATCGTATCAATGCAGTGAACTCAAGATTGTGTTCAACATCAGGCATTAGACACCTCTTTATAGATCCGCGCTGTAAATACACTATTGAGGGACTAGAGCGTCAGACCTACAAAGAAGGCACCAGTCAGCCAGACAAAGAGTCAGGCTATGATCATATGATGGATGCCTTGGGTTATATGGTTGACTATCTATTCCCCATTGGTCGCGATCACAGCGGTGTTGCTCAGCCTACAACCTGGGGACATTCACTAGATACCCGAGCCGCAAGAACAACAACAACTTACAGATATTGAGGAAGAAAAAATGCCACAAAACACAGGAGTAGGTTCCAGCAAACAGTATGAAGCACTACTGGGAACACACGAACAGTATCAAAACCTAAATGGACGTTGGAGATTCCTCCTAAACAGTTTTCTAGGCGGTGAAATGTATCGTCAAGGACAGTATCTAACCAGATACGCCAATGAAAGTGAACAGGACTACATCACTCGTATGTGGACCACACCCTTAGACAATCACGTTAAAGGTGTGCTGGCAGTCTACAATGCCTTTATGTTCCGTAAGCCACCTATGCGTGACTTTGCCAGCCTAGAAGGTGATGTAATGCTACAAGACTTCTTGGATGATGCCACACTAGAGGGGCAGAGTTTTGATTCATTTATGAAGGATGTTTCTACATATTCAGGCGTGTTTGGCCATTGCTGGGTGATTGTTTCAAAGCCCAATGTAGGGGCTGTTACTCGTGCAGATGAAATGACAGTAGGTGCTAGACCTTATGTGTCAATGATTACTCCACTGTCAGCACTAGACTGGGAATGGGAACGCAGTCAAGCAGGTATGTATCACCTCAAGTATTTCAAATATATGGAAGATAGTGATCGCAGCCACATCTTGACCATCAAAGAATGGTTCCCAGATCGCATTGAAACTTCAATAATGGACAAAGAAGATCAACTGATCAAAGAACATATTGTTGAAGCCAATGGACTTGGTTATATTCCTATTACCATCTGCTATGATCAACGCAGTCCCAAGCGTGGCGTAGGTGTTTCATCAGTAGATGACATCGCAGATCTACAGCGAGCCATATACAATGAATATAGTGAAGTAGAACAGACTATCCGTATCAATGGTCACCCCTCATTAGTCAAAACAGCAGGCACAGAAGCAGTGGCAGGTGCTGGCTCAGTGGTGCAGATGGAAGACAATCTAGATCCAGGCCTGAAGCCATTCTTGTTACAGCCTAATGGTGCCACAGTATCAGCAGTCTATGAGTCAATGAAACAGCGTATTGAAGCCATTGATCGTATGGCCAACTTGGGAAGTGCCCGTGCTACCAAAACATCAACAATGAGTGGTGTGGCAATGGAAACAGAGTTTCAGATGTTGAATGCAAGATTATCAGACAAAGCAGATAATCTTGAACTCTGTGAAGACAACATTTGGTTCTACTGGTGTGCATATCAAGGCAGAACCTGGGATGGTGAAATAGAATATCCAGACACATTTAACATACAGGACAAGAAGAATGAACTCACAGCCTTGGTCCAGGCCCGCGCCGCTGTGGTCAATCCTGAATATCAAAAGATGTTGGACTATGAGATTATGGTCACTGCCTTAGGCAATGAAGATTTCAACAACTATCTCACAGATCCAATGCTGTATCAAGATCCTGCTCCAGTGGCTCAGGGCTTGATCAATGAAGTTCAACAACAAGCACAGAACATAACACAACAAGGAGTTCAGTAATGAGCACACAACTATCAAACGCAATGAAACAACTATGGGCAGACAACTTTGCTCTTTACACTAAAAGCCACGGATTCCACGTCAACGTCACAGGTTGTGGATTCTTTGCCAATCATCAGTTCCTAGAAAAGATCTATGTGAACTTTCAAGAGTATATTGACCGTCTAGCAGAAGGCAGCCGCACCTTGGGTGATGTTGTGCCATTCTCAATAGATCGTATCCGTCAACTGACCACAATCGTTGATGAGAAAGTGGTGCCCTGCCCTGAAGATATGTGGATGGAACTATACGCTGACGTTGAAACAGTTAGAATGGATGCGGTCAAGGCCTTTGACCTTTGTCAGAAAGAAGGTCGCTATGGCCTGCAAAATATCCTAGCAGACTATCTAGAAGATGCTGAAAAACTATGCTGGATGTTGGGTGCTTCAATGGAAGATCCAGCAGTAGCAGCCGCTGAAATGGCCGCTGACAAAGAAATGGGCATACCAGAAGAACCCACACCTAAACTATAATGGACGCAAGATACTCAAGCACAGAGGTCCGCTGGAGAGATCTCAAATACACACAACGTGAACCTGAAAATAAATCACAGTTTGAATCCAACTGGGATCTAATATTTGGTAAAAAGGAGCAGAAAAATGAAGAAGAAAAAACCAGTAAAACCCCCTAAGAGGTATTGATATGCCCATAATGAAAGTGAAAACTAAATCAGGTGCCACAGGCTACAAATATGGTAACAGTGGTCACGTTTATCCTACTCGTGCAGGTGCATTAAATCAGATGCGAGCAATGTATGCCAATGGTTATACAGGCTCAAAAACCCATACTGGCAAAAAACACGGGCATAAGTAAATGATATTTTAGCCAGGTGGCTAAATATTATTCTAAAACAAACACTCCAAAGGAGGCAGAGTCTACAATGGACTTACAAAATACATTGGCAACAAAACCAGCAACTGTCGCTGACCAACAAGGTGAAGATCAGGCACAAGAGAAGTTTTATTCTCAGAAAGAGTTTGACGATGCAATGGCCAAAACCCGTGCAGCCGTAGAACGCAAGGCCGTAAAAGCCTATGCTGAACTGGGGTCACCAGATGAACTTCGTGCTCTAAAAGAACAGTTTGAAAACAAACAGTTTGAAGAACACAAGGGCAAGGGAGACTTTGAACAGATTCTAAAAGAGATGGCTTCTAAAAAAGACGCAGAGATCGCTAAAAGAGATAGTATTATTGCACAGTATCGTGTGGATAGTCCTTTAGTTGAGACCGCAGCCAAATATCGTGCCGTAGCCCCTGAACAGGTCAAGGCATTGTTGCGTAATCAGATTAAAATGACACCAGATGGTGAAGTAGAAGTAGTTGACACAAATGGTATGACCCGTTACAAAGACAATGGGGATGCCTGGGGAGTTGAAGATCTTGTAAAGAACTTCTTAGATGCTAATCCACATTTTGTGGCAGCAGGCCCTGCAACTACACAGACTCGCAATAGCATTGGCTCAGGAACGGGATCTCAACAAATAGATGTTACCAAGTTGGATATGTCCAAGCCAGCAGATCGCAAGGTCTACGCACAATGGAAATCCAATCAAGGTAGATAAAATAAACCTTAAAGGAAAATATTATGAGTTATCCATCAAATAGTAATACCAATATCAACAACGAACTGTATGCAAACCTTGTTACAGCCGCTCAGTTCGCCGCATACGAGCAGTCAATCGCTCGTCAACTAGTAACAGTGTTTGACGCACCATTGAACACAGGTTTAAACCTACAAGTTCCAATCTGGTCTAGCGTTAGTGCTTCATTGATCGCTGATGAAGCGGCAGCAACAGCATTGACAACAAACACAACTTCAGCAACAATCACTTTGAAAGAACACGTGGTTTACCATCAAGTAACTGATCAGTTGAAAGACTCTGCTTACAGCAATGTCTTCGCACAGATTGGTGAGCAAAGTGGTCGTGCTATTGCTGAGTCTATGGACAAGCAGGTGTTTGACGCTATGGCTGACGGCACATATGGTTTCTCCACAGACCTAGGCACAGCAGGTAATGAACTAACACCTACATTGATCTTGAAAGCGGCTGCAACTTTACGTCAGCGTAAACTAACAGGTCCTTTCTATGCAGTGGTTCACCCAGCACAAGCATACGCATTGAAAGATGCTATGACTAAAGTTATTGCCTACAACGGTGCAACTGCAAGTGGAACATCATTCGCAGAAAACCGTGGTGCCGCAATGAACTCTGTTGCTGAAAGCATCCTAGGTGGTTTCTACATTGGCTCATTGGCTGGTGTTCAGATTTTTGAATCAGCATTATTGACAGTTGACGGTAGTGACGATGCCAAGGCATTGGTATTCACTCCAGGTTCAACAGGTCACGCAATGCGTGGTTCTGTAGAAATGAACACATTGTATTTGCCTGCTAACCGCGCAACTGATGTTGTATTGAAATCAGTAGCAGGTGCACAGGTTCTACAAAGAACATTTGGTGTTGCAATCACAGCAGACTGCTTGATCTAAACCAAAAAGATCTAGTCTAACTAGATTGGCAAAAAGGACTCTTGCAGTCCTTTTTGTTTGACTGTATACTGTAAGTGTAGTGAGCAAGAGTGAGTTTGTTAAACTCCATTTAATAATATAGGCCTCGTTCTTGTTCACTACACTTTTTAACAACACACAGAGATCCAAATGAAACCAGATCCTAAACCCAATCTCAGCCGTGAAGGCATTAGCGCCAATATAGATCACCTTGAAGCACGAGTTCAACGAGCACAGGACAACTGGCAAAGTGAACTTCTTGAACTACAATATTGGCTTGACCAAATGGATAAACTAGAATATAGTGAGGTTAAAAATGGATTTTAATGAACTCACAAAACACATTAAACAGTTAAATGAGCGAGAAAAAGTCATACACCACCAACGAGCGCAGGCGGCAGTTGAAAGAATCAAAGAACTCCGCAGAATCGCTAGGGCACAGCAGGAAACTTCTGCCAGTGCGGACTCCTCTAGGATTGTTTCCTAACTCATATGCGGCCGCTAAAGCACACAACCTCACGCTTTGGACCTTTTGGCACAAGGTTATGGATCCTCGTGACAATGGCTTTGCTCTTGACAGCCTGCACAACCTATAAGGGATATCCTGCATTGATAGCATTGCCATATGGTGATGGTGCAGGTGTCAGTCAAACATCAGGTGTCAATGTCAACAGTTATACCGTAACCAATGGTTCAGGTGCCAGATCCTTTACAGTTATTAGTGGCGGTGGTAAATAAAATGTCAGTGATTTGACATTCCTTAAACTAAAACTTCGTAGAAGTTTTGAAGGCCTTTTATAGCAATATAAAGGCCTTTCTTTTTGAAGAAACTAAATACACTATCGCAGGAAGGACCTGCACTAACGATTGAGAAGGACTCAAACTATGTCTTTGAACCATACATTTGCCACGCTTGATAATCTTTTGGCCTATGAGCCAAATATCCAAGAATACGGAGCCCTTGACTGGGACGCTGAACTGGCAAAATCACAGACTGAAGTCATTCGCATATTATCAGTTCGTTGGTGGCCACAGTATTCCAAACAGTTCAAAGTAAACATCACAATCGTTGGTCAAATGGCCATTATGGATCCACAGCGCCTAGATGGCGACCAGTGGACACAGGCCACAGTCTATCACTGTCTAGCCTATCATATCTGTCCTAAACTCACACAGTTTTCACCTGAGACAGATCGTTTCCAAGTAATGATGAACTACTATCAAGGTCGCTTTGAACACGAAATGGATCTTGCCATAAGAGAAGGTGTCAAATATGACATCAATCAAGATGGCACCATTGCACCCTTTGAGAAACTTCCTGACACTTACTTGAGAATACGCAGATAATGGCACAAAATCTCAGAGAACAAATCGCAGTCCAACTGGTCAAGACTCTTAGGAATATGGAGGATCCAACTCCTATCCTGGTGAACAGAGAACCTTTTGAAGCAGACAAGTTGGCCATAACACAGTTCCCTGCACTCTTGGTGCAGATGGACAAAGAAGAACGTGAAACAGTCACGATGGGTATCCCGGGAGCGGGTCGCAGAGCAGGTGTTATCACCTGGACCATACGCGGATTTGTCCGTGGTGTTGAACTAGACACACGCCGCAATGACTTTATAGAACGCATTGAAGAAAGCCTTGACAGTGACAGATACCTAGGCCTACGCACTTCAGGCGTTCTTGACAGTCAGGTTACAGTGATTGAGATAGTAAATCGCGTGGCTCCATTGGCGGAGTTTCGCATTGAGTTTCAAGTCAAATACAACTATGTAAGAGGATCAACCTAATGAAGATTAAAATGCTCAAGCACGAGATGGAACGCTGGTGCACAGAAGAAGATCAAGAACTATTAGTGGCTGCAGGATGGACTCCAGCCGCTCCAGAACAGGCAAGAGAAGAGGTTATTCGTCTCAAGCCCCCGGTGAAGTCTAAGGCGACCGTAACAGCCGTAGAAGAAGCCAATATCACTAATAAAGGAGACGAATAATGGCCACAATCACAGGTAACAACGGCGTAATCAAGATCGCCAGCACAGTAGGTGGTAGCACCACAACTGTTGCCAATGTAAGAAACTTCACGATTGATCTCAAGCGTGACACTATTGAAACAACCACTATGGGTGTAGATGTTCGCACATACCTAAATGGTCTAAGTTCTTGGAGTGGATCAGCAGATATCTATTTTGATCCAACTGCATCAACTGGAACATTTGGCACAACTGCTTCATTAAATCCAACAGGCGGAACAGTAGGTCAAGGAACCACAGCATTTGAAGGCTTTTTAGACACAACGTCTTATAAGTTTGCTGGTAATGTGATCATCACTGGTTTCTCAGTTAAATCAGCAATGGACGGTATGGTAGAGGCTTCAATCTCTTTCCAAGGTTCAGGTGCTTGTGCATTCTCAGCAACCTAAGGAGACCTAGACTATGGCAACGATTACAGGTAATGATGGTGCTGTTTCTATCAATGGTGCGGGTATAGCAAATGTCCGTAACTTCACCATTGATGTAAAAGCAGACACTATTGAAACAACAACAATGGGTGTGGATGTTAGAACCTATGTTGCAGGCTTGAGTGCATTCTCAGGTTCAGCAGACATTTATTTTGACACTTCAGACTTTGACACTTACGAAACTTCATTCAATCCAACAGCAGGTCTAGTTGGTGCAAGTGGTGTAGCAGGCAAGTTTTATGTTGGTAAAGATATAGGTGGTAGTTCTACTGCTGATGCTGTTTTCCAAGGCAGTATCATTGTCACTGGATATAGTGTAAAGTCAGCAATGGATGGTATGGTAGAAGCAAGTATTTCCTTCCAAGGAACTGGCGCTACTACATATAGCATTGGCACTAACGTCGCGTATCCATAATGAATATCACATTCACAGGTGTTGATTCTTTAAACAAAGATCTAGGAGACCAACTCAAAAAGTTTGTCAAACAGATTGCTGATGATGTCTATGTGACAGCCAAGAAGAACACACCTGTGCGTAGTGGTAATGCAAGACGTAACTGGACAGAAGCAACCACCCAGAATAACTTCAAGGTGGAAAACAAGGTTCCTTATATAGGTAAACTAGAGGCTGGAGCGAGCCGTCAGGCGCCAAAGGGTATCATTGGACCAACTCTAACACAAGTAAAAGGAAAATACAAATGAACAAAGTAATAGAAAAAGCCACAGCACATTTTAGAAATCAAATCTCAGGTGAGATGAAAAGCATAGATGTTCCAGAATGGGGCACTAAGGTCTACTTCAAGACAGCCACTAGTCTAAAAGATGAAGGTCGTGTTCTTGAACTAACTCAACAGAACAAAACTGTTGAAGCCCTAGTAGAAGGACTGATCATCAAGGCTCGCAATGAAGATGGCACTAAGATGTTTTCAATGGCTGACAAAAGCACTCTATTGAATGAAGTTGATCCCAAGATTCTAATCAAGGTGGTCAGTGAAATCAATAGCATTGGTGCTGATGAACTAGATCTGGAAAACGCAGAAAAAAACTAAAACGAGATCCAGACTTGATGTTTGCCTATAGACTGGCAAAGGATCTGGGTCTCAAAGTAGTGGATGTGTTGGAAATGTCTACAGTGGAGTTTGCAGGGTGGGCCGCATTCTACAAGTTGGAATACGAAGAACACCAAAAGCAGTTAAACAAAGGACGATGAGATGGCTGATGCACAGATAAGAATAACCGCAGACACCTCCCAAGCAGAACGTGCTCTGGGGGGTTTACAAAATACTCTAAGGGGTTTGGCGGGTATCGCTATTGGTGCGACTATCGCTAAGGAACTTATTGACATTGCAGGCAAAAGTCAAGAACTCACAAACAAACTATTATCTGTAAGCAGTAATATCACAGAGGCCAATGCCAAGTTTAGTATTCTTTCTGAAACTGCACAAAGAACAGGTTCAAACATTGGTGGAACAGTTGATCTATTCCAGAAACTAGCGGCTTCAACAACCTTTGCTGGTTCTAGCACAGAAGCATTGGCCAACATTGTAGATAACTTCAACAAGACACTACAGATATCAGGAGCCAGTGGCGCTGGTGCTGCCTCTGCACTTTATCAGTTTGCACAGGCAATGCAGAAAGGCACCCTAAATGGTGATGAGTTCCGCAATATGCAGGAAACAAACGGCTATGCTCTCAAGATATTAGCCAAAGAACTTGGTGTCACACAAAGTCAGTTGAGAATAATGGCAGAGGAAGGCAAACTTACTGCTGATGTTATTGGTAAAGCATTTTATAAAAATCAACAGATCACTGAGGACTATGGCAAGACCATTAGAACCATTCCACAGGCATTTGAAAATCTTCAAACAAAGATTATGGAAAGTTTCCGTGCTTTTGATGAAGCCACAGGAGCCAGTGATAAGTTTGTCAAGGCCCTAGAGTTCTTGGCCAATAACTTTGATACCATTATCAAAATAGGCGCAGCCTTCTTTGCTGCCTTTGCTGTTGGTCGTATTCTTGCTGTTGCCAGTGCATTTATGGAAATAGTTGCCGCTCTTAGAGCGGTAGCCATTATGGAAGCCATTACCACTGGTGGATTGAGTTTGGTTGTTGCCGCTGCCGCTGGCACAGCCGCATATCTAATGCTTGACAAAGCCCTAGGTGAAGTAAATCAAAAGCACGAAGAAGAAAAACAAAAACTTAAAGAAATAGAAGCCGCACAAGGTAAGGCTTTTAATGCAGTAAAACCTCGTTCAAAACAAGCAGAAGATCTTGACAAGGCATTGAAAGCACAGTTGTTGTCAATGAATGCAATGAGTGCCATAGATGAAAAGTCTACTGGCCTAAGAAGTCTTGCACTAGAAGTTGAAAAAGCCATTGCCGCAGAGCGTGTAAAATATGCCGCTACTGGCGATTCAATGAGCAAACAGCAAGAACGAGATCTTGCCGCTGCCACTCGTCGTAAAGTCCTAGCAGAAGAACTAGGCACAATCAACAAAGACCTACAGAGTCTACAGTCAAGCACACTGGCCTTGAACATACAGGATGCCAACGAATATGCTGTTAAAGTTGAGATGGAGAAATATCGTCTCAGCCTAACACAAGAATCATATAACCTACGCAAGAATGAACTAGAACTTCAGATCCGTGCCAACAAGGCCGCTGAAGCCGCAAGAACCATATTGACTGATGCTCGTAATGCCTTGGCCAATACACAGGTTCAAAGCAATCTTGATCCTAGAGCACAGGCCATTGAAGGTGCTGTCCTACAACGTCGTCAACAGTATGGCACTGCCTATACCGCTGAACTAGAAGCACAGCATAGAATCTTATTGCAACAAAACTATGACTTGGATCAACAGAATCAAGTTCGTAAAACACTCAATGACCTAACACGTCAACAGACAGAACTAGAAACTGCTGGTCGTGCTGCCTCAATGTTTGGTTCAACCAAAGAAGGTCAAGCAGTAGACTTTGGACGTCAACAAGATGCACTGAAAATGTTGAGAGACAAAGGTCTCATTGATGAACAAAGTTATCTAGATCAGCGTGTGCTAATGAATCAAGAAGCCGCTGACAAGATGTTACAGTATGATCAGAAAGTAGGTGAAGCAAGACTAAAACAAGGTGGTGTTACCAACCAGGCTATTATTGATGCAGTTAAAATGCAACAGGCCAATGTGCAGATGATACAGCAAGGTGGCATTGTAGGAGCACAAGGTGTTCTAGGCGCACTGGATCAAGTGATGTCAGCAATGGGACAAAACAGTCGCAAGGCCTTTGAAGCACACAAGGCATTGGCCATTGCGCAGGCAGTGATATCCACATACCAAGCGGCTGCTATGGCAATCGCATTTCCACCAGGACCACCCTTGTCATTTATCTATGTGGCAGGCGCCATTGCCGCTGGCTTTGCACAGATCAATGCCATTAGAAGTCAACAATACAGTGGTAAGAAAGTTGGTGGTGGTGTTAGTGGCAACACTCCATACATTGTTGGTGAGAATGGTCCAGAACTGTTTACTCCATCAAGCAGTGGACAAATCACACCTACAGATAAGTTAGGTGGTGGTGGGGTAACTAATGTGAACTTCACTATTGTGGCCAATGACACAGCAGGATTTGATCAACTGTTATCAAGCCGCAAAGGTGTTATTCAACAGATTATATCTGACGCTATGTTGGATAGAGGACATAGGAGCATTGTATAATGGCTGATATAACAGGAAGTCAATACCCAACATACCCAAGTTTCACCAGTGTGAACTTTAAAACAGTTACACCAGCACAGACATCTATGACTATGAGTGGTAAGATGAGACGTATTTCATTGGGCGTTACCTACTATACCTGGGAAGTAAAATATCCACAGTTGGTGCCCATTGATTCAGGCACAGTTCAAGGATTCCTTGGACAGACATTAGGTCAGACATTTAGTTTTGAAATCCTATTACCTAAGATTTCATACAGCAAGTTGGCAGCACAGACAACATCAACACCAAGAACATCAGCCGCAGGCGCCCTGGGAGCAAAACAAGTATCATTGACCAACTGTGGTGCTAATAAAACAGTATTGGCAGCAGGTGACTTTTTCAAGTTTGCCAATCATTCAAAGGTCTATATGGCAGTAGCACCTTGTAACAGTGATGGTGCAGGTGCGGCAACATTATATTTTACCTGTCCATTGGTAGCCGCAGTTCCCAGTGGCACTAACCTCACAATCACTGCCGTTCCATTTACTGCTATCTGTGAAGATGACGTGCAGGAGTTTGACATTGGCATTGGCGGTATGACTTCAATGTCAGTTAAAATGAGGGAAGTGTGGTAAATGAAAGACTTTTCCTCAACTGCCAATCGTGATGAATACTATCGCGATCATACTATTGCAATAGACTGCGTTGAACTACATTTAAAAACCAATGCAGGTGCTGACTTGCCCTTATATTTGTGTAGTGGTGGTGCTGATTTGTCATTTGATAGTGATACTGCTCCAACAGCAGGGGTCAATACCTATGCCGCACAGGGCAGTTTCATTGGCTTTACCAGTCTACAAGAAGATTTTGATGTCAAGGTTGGCAAGTTCTCTATTTTCCTAAGTGGCGTTGATAGAACATCAGTGCAGTATCTAATGGACAATGAGATTGAAGGCAAGCGTGTGGTTCTTTATAAAGCATTTCTAAACTTTGGCAGTGGTGGCACAGACAAGTTACAGTTGGCAGCAACACCTATACTAATGTTTGATGGCATCATCTATAACTTTGCAGTAGTTGAAGGTGAGAAAAGTTGCCAAATCAATATAGACTGTTCCAGTCTATTTGCAGACTTTGAAAGAACACAGGGACGCAAGACCAATAACTGGTCAAACTGGTTTTATCAAGGTTCAAAATCAGATACCTGTTTTGACAAATCAGGTTGGATAGGACAAACAGAGTTTAAATGGGGTAGACTATAATATGATCGTAAGACAAATGATACCACAGGAGTTTGATGTCACTGTAAACCTATTTGGTTACTACAGAGATGAAGCCGTGGAATCCTTGCCAAGAATAGCAGATGAATATGATGAAAACTCTGTTATCAAGACCATTAAACATTTTGCCAGCAAATGGGATCACTGCTGGTTCAATGCCTATGAAGGACAGCGTCCCATAGGATTCATTGCTGGCTATGCCAGTGAATGTCCCTGGAACAGTGAACTTATTGATGCCAATATTGCTTTTATCTTTTTGCTAGACAGTCATAAAAATATGGATAACTTCCGAGTATTGATCTCAAAGTTTGAAGAATGGAGCAAGACTATCAAGGCTCGTTCAATGACTGCAGGCGATATTGGCATCAATCCAGAACGCACACGAAAACTGTTTGAACATTTTGATTTCAAACCAGGTGTATGGTTAGAAAAGGAGTTGATCAATGGCTAAAGTCTTTAAGGCCATTGGCAATGCAGTCACATCAGTTGTCAAGGCAGTTGTCAATGTAGTAAGTTCTGTAGTCAAGGCCGTTGTCAATGTTGTAGCAGACGTTGTCAACTTTGTGGCACAGCCATTCTTAGGAATGCTAGGGGGAATGCCAGACATACCCTCTGCGGCTGCGGAAGCAGATCGTCAACAGGGTGTGCTTATACAGCAGACAGGTTCAAACATTGATATTCCTGTGGTCTATGGATTTCGCAAGGTTGGTGGCACAGTGGTGTTTGCTGAAACTGGATCAACCAACAACAAATATCTCTATGTGGTCTATGTTTTTAGTGAAGGTGTTGTAGAAGGTCTACGCAAGGTATTCATTGATGACTGGGAGTTGCCTACTAACCTAACTGCCAATGTCAATGCTGGACAGATTGTTGATGTCAACGCAGATCGCTATAATGGTCGTGTGCGTATGATGTGGAATCCAGGTGTTTACTATGCCAACCCAGCATCAAGCACAGTTGGTTCCTATTGGAAGACCAACATCTTTGCTGACTCTCCTAGTTTTACTTCATCAATGAACTTCAACGGATTGGCCACATTGGCAGTTCGCTATGAATGGAAAGAAATCAAAACACAAGCAGATGCTGATAACAATCCATTCAAAGGCAACATACCAGAAGTTCAAGTTGAACTACTAGGTCGCCGTATTGCCGCACTAGACAGTCAGGCCAGTGGCTATGAATACAGCCAAGCACCAGTGCGTTATTCCACAAATCCAGCAGAGATTCTGTTAGACTATCTACGCAATCCCAGATATGGTAAGGGATTGGTCAATAATGATATCCATTGGGATAGTTGGATCAAAGCAGCCAACAAATGTAATACCACAGTAAACTATGTCACTGGACAGAGTTATGCAGGTCCTATATTGACTTCTAACTTTGTATTATCTACTGGACAGACAATATTTGCCAACACTAAGACGCTTTTAATGGGATTTAGGGGCTATATGCCCTATGTTCAAGGCAAATACAAACTAAAGATTGAAGATGCTGGCAATGACACAGATATCCTAAGTGGTGTGGCCACTGTGGTAATGACTGCTACATCTAAACCCTATCCTAAAAACCAATACACAGGCAATGTCTGTGATATCGTTGGCAGTATCACCTATACAGGTATTGAAAAATCCAACAAATATTCTGCAGTAGTTGTGACCTATGTTGATCCAGATCAGAAATGGAGTAATCAACAGGTGGTATGGCCAGAAACAGAAGAAGAACGTCAAAGTTATATTGTGAAAGATGGCGGCCGTGAAAATAAAATGGAAGCCACATTCCCAACTATCACCAACTACGCCATTGCCAAAGATATGGCCAAACTGTTATTCTTGAAATCACGTCGTCAAGAAACTATTTCATTGACAGTAAGTTCAGAAGGTCTTGAACTAGAGCCAGGTGATAATATTCGTGTGCAGGGCAACATCTTAGACTTTACCACAAGTTCAAGCCTAATCATTCCTTGGCGTGTAGTGTCAGTAAAAATCAATGACAATATGACAGTGACATTGGGCTTGGTTAAAAACCCTGATGACATCTATCCACACGCTCGCTACAATGAAGAAGACCTAGTGGCCGCAATCTATGTGCCAAAAGGCAGTGATATCTATTATCCATCAAGTGTGAATAGAGGAGATCCCATTGGATTGGTTCCACCTACACAGGCACCATTCCCAGTAATACCTCCAACATTACCACCAAGTGTGCCAAACCCGCCACCAACAACACCTCCAATAGATCCTAATAATCCTGTGGTGCCATCACCACCTGCTCCAGTAACGCCAACACCACCAGCACCTGTTGTGCCTTTTTCCGCAGTTCTAAGTTTAAAATCCAGTTCAGCAGCCATATTGCAAGGCAGCACAGTTTCTTATAATCTCATATTCACACAGCCTAATGATGGTCTATACCAATACAGCATAATGTATTGGCGTGCCAATGCTTATAGTGCTTGGACACAGGTGCGTATGGACACACTACCAGGCAGTGGTGGTGATATTCCTGTGAGTTTTATCAGCACCTATGGTGTGTTTACCTACTACATCCGTTCATTTGCATCTGATGGACGTGGATCCAATAAAGTTCTATATGGAACTGTTTCATTAAACTCAGGTTCAACTGTTCTGACAGGTGTTGCACAACCTCCAACAGTGGTTCAGATCACAGATGGTTGGGCACCAGATGCCACATTGGTTGTCACAACACCCAAGTATGATGATACCATTGATCAGTTCCAACTATTGCCTAAACAGATTGCAGGTCGTAGACGTGTTTCTGTAAAGATGACACAGATTACCTATGCTACCAGTGCTATTACCAATACTTTAATACAGGGTGTTAGAATCTATTACAAACTGTCAACAGATACCTATTACAGTTATGAAGACTATAACTTTGATAATGTGGCAGGCTATACTCCTTTCACTCAACTCACGTGGGATCTGTCAGGAGACTTTGGTGCAGTAGGCAGTGGCAACAGCAGATACAGTTTTGTCATTCGTCTAACCTATAGAAATGGCACACCAGCACAAAAACAATACTATGCATCTAGCCCTAGCGTTGAGTTTGGTAATGCTGGTCAGACCACAGGATTTAACATCTTTGCCTATTCAGCAGTTGGAACTATTGATCCAGGTGTCAGTGCCAGTAATGAATATACTGGTATGGTTACTATTCCTTCTAC